GGGTTCTCGTAAACAGTGACATTAGGCAACAAGTTCAACGCTTTCAATGAGTTGACCTCAGTAGTCGTTGTATGATAGATGTCGTGGTTGCCTACAATGACGTGAACATCAAAATCCTTGAATGTATTCTTAAACAAGTCAAGAACGACGTTCTCAGTGCTTACGTTGATAGTCTGTCTTGTGTCAAAGACGTCGCCGCAAACGATGATTGTCTTGACGCCTTCGTCAATGAGTTCAGGAACAAACTGCTCTCTGAAAAATCGTAACTGCGACTCCTGAAAAGTCTTATCAGATTTCTTTACACCAATATGCAAGTCAGCGATTAAAGCTACTTTCATTTTTCACTTCCTTTCTTGAGCTCAGAGAACATAGACTTTTTCTGAACTTCAATTACATTACTCCAGTTAATCTGCACATCTGCCAACTTGTGGGAGATGATATAAATTCCAACATTCTTGTCTTCCTCAGAAACGATTGAGTAGAATGTTGACAAGAACTGTTCAGTACCGTTCGAGTCAACGCCTGCGTCCATCACTTCATCAACGAACAAGATTGAGCATGACCAGTTAGAGATCATCTTACTGATGTCAAAGAATGACAACAAGATAGCCATGTCAATGCGAGCCTTCTCACCATTTGAGAACTGGTTATACGATTGCTCGAAACGACCAGTCGTGATTGTCTCTTCCATCATCGGGTTGAGTTCAAGAGTAGCAGGCAATTCAAAACGCTTCAAGTAATAGTTGATGCGCTTGTTAAGAATTGGAAGCAACTTCTTGAAGAAGTACATTCTCAAACCTTCGTCACCAAGAATATCAATAAGTTTACTGTCTATCTTGAGACGATGTTCTGCTTCAGTGATTTCAGAACCAAGCTTTGCTGCGGTAATCTCAAGTTCAACAAGTTTCTTTTCATAATCGGCTGTATTGAAGTCGCATTTCTTTTCTTGTTCTGTCTTGAGCTGTTTTCTTAAAGTCTCGAGGTGCTGTGTGTTTGTCTTCAACTTGACTTGTTCAGCAACTACCTTTTGCTTGATGACGTTAATCTTCTGCTGCAAAGCATCATACTCTTCTTTCTTCTTGTTGAGAGCTGCTTGCTGTTCAAGCAAACGAGGAAGTACTTCATTCTTCAACTTGTCAAGCGTTGCTTTAAGCTCCTTGATGTGAGTGACAGAATGTCCTTCATCAAGTTCACCACCACAGAGCGGACAGAAGGCGCCTTCGCCAATGTCCTTCAAATTTTTCGTTACAGTCTTCTCTGTATTTTGAGCAGCACCAATTTCCTGAGAGACCTTTATGAAGTCTTCAGTACTTGGAGGTTCAACCTTTGCTTCGAGTTTCTCGACTGCGCTGTTGCCCTTGCTGATGTTTGACTCAATAGAAGTAATTGCCTTTTCATACTCACCAATTGACTTCTGAAGATTTTCACAAGTTGTTCTCTTCGTTTCATCAAACTGTTCAATGTACTTGTTGATGCGCTCGATGTAAGACTTGTTATCAGCGATAGAGGTCTGAATGCCTTTATTCTCACTGAGCTTAAGACGAAGCTCAGAGTCATTCAAAGTGTTTCTCTTCTTTACTTCACGAGCCATCGCTGACAAGACGTCAATGTTGAAGATGGACTCGATGAGAGAACGCTTATCGCCGATAGACATTGTCAAGAACGGTTTGTTATTCGTAACAGCGATACCAACAATGTTCTTAAAAAGTCTTTCATTAATTCCGAGGAGCTTTTCAATTTCTTCCTGGTTCAAACGCTTTGAAGACAAGTCATCAATTTCATTTCCGTTTCGGGCGAGTTTGAAAATGCCAGGCTTTAAGCCACGAATAATTTCATACTCGTCTTTGTTAATCTGGAATGTCATTCCGACAACGAGATTCTTCGCATTATACTTGTTGATGAGCTGCCCTATTTTTATATTTCTAAAGGGCTTTCCAAACAAGCAAAAGTTTATAGCGTCAAGAATTGCAGACTTACCCGAACCGTTGGTAGCCTTGATTAAGTTCAAGCCAGAAGTAAAGTCAATTTCTGTCCAACGGTTACCATAAGAAAGCACGTTTTTGAATTTTAATGTTTTGAACTCTACATGCATTATTAAACCTTCTTTTTACATAATAAAATATAACAAAGAATTTACACAATTCTTTGCTGCATGAAAATTTTCTAAATTTATTACAAGTTTGTCGTTGTAATTTTCTTGTAGTCGTTGAAGTTCTTGATAGTGTAATGCATCTGCTTTAAATTAGCAAGAGTTTCCGAAATGAAATTAAGGTAGTATTTCTGCGCCGCCAACTGTCTAAGCTTTTCGCAGTATCCCTTATCGCATCTAATCTGAGAATCTATCCCTTTAGAAGATGTTCCCCAGTCTACATTGTCATTAAACTTCTTGTCTCTATACAACTCGCCGTATGATTCATCTAATGCGATTTCCAGCATTGTGACTTCATAGTTCTGTCTTGTATAATACTTAGTCCATTTCTGAATTAAGCCAGGTAATTCAGAGTTTTTCTTAGCTATCTCCGTCAAGGTGTCGCCCATCTTTACATCGGCGTCCGCCATGATCTTCATAGCCGCAAATTTTTCATTAGTCAGTAGTGCCATATACTTATAACCTCTGATTGAAATTTAATAAATTTATACTTAAAATTTGTCCGCTTAAAATCTTTCCTAGCAGAAGGAAGCATGAACTCCTGAGAAAGAATTTGAAGTAAAACCGCCAAAAACGAAAAAAGTTGTTATATATAGAACAAGTCAAAAGGACTTTTACAGGATTCTCTAGGCTCTTAGGAAAAATTTTTCCGTTGTTCATTTAGCCGGCAAAAGTAATTATATTTGACTCAAACATTTTAATCTTGCTTACAGGAGCGAGACTCAACCCAATGAGCTATCGGCATGTGCAAGTCATATCTGAATAAGGTTCGCTTCAGACTCATATATGTAGAACCGAAGGAAAAACACCTAGCCCGTGTTTTGCATGCCGCTATAAGCATGTAAGTTAGTTAAGCCTGGGTACCGGATAGCCGCCCAGTAAAACTTACAGTAAGACTTCTTACAAGGTCAAACAGTTCACCAGTCAAAATAAAGTGAAAGCCTTGAGTCAGTAAGTTCCCCGTATGGGCTTACTGTCTCCAGTTACCATATCAAATAAAGATGGTAGAGCCTCCAAATAAATATAGAAATTATTATAATGGAGAGTTTCTTATTATGAGAAAATTAAGGAGGGATAAAAGAAACATGGCATACGGAATGTTCCACACAGCAAATGCAAATACAAAGTTCCCAGTACCTGATAGTGTATTGAAAGAACAGAATAAGAAGAACAAGCAGACAGCAGCAAGGGTATTACCGAAGGTAGTTCCAGTTCATAGACCTCAGCCACAGCAGTCAGCGATGGATGAGTGGGAAAAGGAATATGAGGCATTCATGATATTGATGAAATACTGTAAGTCGCACAATGTTCCAGCTGAATACAGAAAGCTTCTCGTCGAGCGCAAGATGACAGTAGCACAGTATGAAGCAATGAACGCTAAGAAGGAAGAGGAACCAATTCTTCCACCTGAAATGTCTTACGTTCAGACAGAAGCAACTGAGCCTGCTGAACCAATTCAGTACACAGCTACTGAAGAACCAGTATGTGAAGATGATGGTAAGACCGAAGGTGAAACTGAAGAAGTCACTGATGCACCAGTAGACATCGCAGAAGAGCCTGCTACTGTTGAAGAAGAAACACCAGTAAAGAAAGCAACAAGAAAGAAAAAGACTGACGAAGAATAAGTAGTCCTTTCTGTCATAATTTAAGCAATTAGAGGGAGTGTATGCTCCCTCTTTTCTTATAAATAATTTATGACAGATATTAGAATTAGCAAAGTAAACGAATCATTTCTTGAGTTACAAGGTGAGCTAGACATCTTGTCTGAAGTGCATTCTCGTTATGCAGCATACAAGTCAGGCTATCAGTATTCTCAAGCATATAAAGACAGACGTTGGGACGGCAAGACACATTTCTTCCGTCCTGGCTCAGGGTTGCTTCCTTACGGATTCTTGGAAGACCTTCTCAACTGGTGCAAAGAAGAGCATTATGAATATGAGCTCGACGGCATTGATGAAGAGAAACTCACAAGAACCTTGAATGAAGCTAAGTATAAAGAGAGCACCGAGTACTTCATGAGAAACTCGGGAAAGACACTTCGTCCTTATCAAGACGAGGCGATAAGAGCTGCCCTTACACACAAGAGAGGCATCTTGCTTTCCTGCACAGGCTCAGGTAAGTCCTTGATGATCTATAACATTGTCCGTGCGTTAAGAAAGGAAAACTACAAGCACATTCTTCTTATCGTTCCGACGATTCATCTCATCTATCAGATGCGTGATGACCTTCTCGATTACGGTTATGACGATCCTGATAAAGAGATTACCATCCAGGGAGACGGCAACAAGGCAGACTTTGACATGCCTGTCCTTATCTCGACATGGGAATCGTTACAGCATAAGGAACCAGAGTTCTTTGAGAAGTATGACGCTGTAATCGTTGACGAAACGCACGGCGCTAAGGCGATGAAGCTCTTTGACATTCTTCAACATTGCGTGAATGCAAAAGTAAAGTTCGGATGTACTGGTACTTTACCTACTGACGAACTCTCGCAAATGAAGATTCAAGCAAACCTTGGAAATATCATCTATGAGCTCAAGTCTCATGAACTGATTGACCAAGGCGTTCTTGCGAAGATTAAGATAATGAATATCTTTGCCAAGTTCCCGCCTGAGTTTGTTCAGCAAAACAAGAACAGATCTTGGCAGGAAGAGGTCAAAATGGTCGAGTCATTTGAGGGCCGGAATAATGTCCTGGAATTCATTATTTCTCATCGTAATATAAACAATAACATTCTTATACTCGTGAACCACGTCCAGCATCTAAAGGACGTAGCAAGCTGGTTGAAGAAGGTTTTCCCTACTCGCAAGATTGAAGTTATTTATGGCGGCGTCAAAGGCTCCGAACGTAACAAGATTAGAAAGGACATCAATACTGAGGACGGAACAATTCTTGTCGCTAACTACCAGACGATGGCAGTTGGTGTGAATGTACCTAAGCTTCACGATGTAATTCTCTTTGCAGATAGTAAATCAAAGATTACAGTTCTTCAGACTATCGGTCGTGGATTGAGAAAGCATCAGCAGAAGAACAATGTAACATTGTTTGATGTCATTGATGATCTTACCTATCAGACTCGAACAGGTAGAACAGTTGACAACTATCTTGTCAAGCACTGGAGAGAAAGACAGGCATATTATGAAGGAGAAAAGTTCGAGACGGTCGAGCGCGTCTATAAACTATACTAATAAATAATGGGTATGGTTTATTATGATTGGAACATAGATCGTCTTGGACATATCTGGCCTGGGTTTGTCCATTACTACATACCGAAAAACGGCACCGAAGCAGATGCTACACTCTGTCCTTACATTAAGACAGACCTTTCCAGATATGAAGATGTAGCAGAAGACCCAAGAATTCTTCAGAACACAAAGTTTAATGACAATGCATTAGAATACATGGCTAATGCGTCAGATGCTACGATTCTTAATAAAGGATTGAACACTGATTCATGGCCTACATTGACTCCGCTCAAGCCTGGCGAAGTTATGACCGCTGATAAATGCTACGGTACTGATTATGACTTCATTAATGATAAGCGTCTGACAGTAGTAAGACTTTTACCTACTGACGTAAAAGGCACACTTGACGAAATAACTGCACCTGAAAATGGGCATGCTTACTATCTTCTAGGATATGAAGCAGGCGTTTTAGTCAACGGCATAAAGTGGGACGAAACCACTAATCAAGCAATTCTTGATGCACAAGGAAATACGATTCCACTTGCTAATGCTACTGACATGAACGCATTTTCTTCGTTCTTGTGGTATGTAAGAAGCTACTGTTCAAAACGCTGGACTCAAGATGAGTTCACTCTTTACGATTTTGGTAGATGGGCTGTCACTTTAAGAGATCCAAACTATCCTATAAACAAAAAGAATGATATGTGGCAGATACTTACTGCTTTCTGGGGATTCTTTGGACTTAGAGGAGTCATAGACCCGACTACAGGACAGGCAGTCGCTATTCCAGCTTCTTTGCCAGATGTCGCTACTATTGATTATTTCTGGCCGCTTATCAATGCACAAAGACCTGACCTTAAGATCTTTGATAATAATGCGCTTTGCTTGCTTCATACCAATAACCTCTTCTGGAACTCTACACTTAAACTCCACATGTTTAAGCTAGGTGACGATTGGTATAGACCAGTGACTAATACTTCATCAGGAATTTATTACTGGGTAGACAACCCAGTGTATAAGAATGTCTTGAATAACATAATGCAGATAAGAAGCAACAGTCTTTTTGGCACTTGCACTTACTATACTTATTCTGCTACTTACAAGATGAAGGATATGGTTCTCTTCGCTAATGAATTTAGAGATGAGACACCTATCATTCAGAATACAGAAGACATTACAGCTACATCGACTACAAGAACAAATGATGATAACCTTGCTTTGATTTACATGGACGGCGGAAACTATGTCAAGGCCAACTATAATGTAATGGCAAGACATTACTACACGACCGAGTCTATCTTCGTCAAAGCGATTAACATTAAGCCAGTACTTTCTGACAATAGAAATGTTGATGAAATTCTCGATGAAGCATTGAACGATCCCAAGAATGCTTGGAAAACTCCTAAGGAGTATTACGCACAAGGCGCTACTACTGACACATTGCCTGAAGGTGAGAACGGTTACTTAAAGTCAAAAGTACTTATGAATAATGATGAAGATAAGATGACGAAACCTGTCTGGTGGTGGTCAAACACTTTGGCTAACTGGTGTACATTCAAGAGAACGACACAGTACACAACTGAATTGTTCGTTTGGAACGGCAAGAACGGCTGGGATAAGTTTGACGAGATTATGAAAGAGCCTCGCTACACAGGCTCGTCAAAGGTGCTTTACTATTACGACATCACTCGTTTCATTAAAGGACCTCGCATGACCTCTGCTATCGTTCATGACTCAATGCGATTTGACTATAAGTCTATCAAGATGATTCATGACACGAAGTTTTCGCATTATGACGAACGAAATTATCAGACAGTAAGACTGCCAAAGGTTCACTATGCTTCAAAGGGCACTGACCGTTATCCGAATACGATTGGTATTCCTGTCCTTTGTCGTTTGCCTTCTGGTGAAGTTGAAATTTTCTATACTTTGAAACTTCCAGGAATGTCAAAGAACGTTGATGTGGTCAGAACTGATAACATTGACTTCATCAATTCAGTATGTAAGGCTTATTTTGGCGACGGCGATGATAAGCAGATCATGACTGACTGGAAGCGATTCTACAAGATCATTGCTTCAGGAGATGAATCAGCAACAGACATCATTCTCGACAACGAGTCAACGCTTTATGACGCTGAGGAAATAAATACTATACATACGGATATGGATAAGTTTAGTATTACGTTAAGCGTCCCGCGCCAATATCCAGAAACTGATGAAGGCACTAAGGGCGACTACGTTGAGAGGTGGGAATCATAATGGCGTCTGTTATTTTCAATTCATTTAAGCAGCGTTTCCTTAATGGCGAAGTTCCAGGTAATGACACTTGGAACTTCATTCCTGTGAATAACCGTTTTAAAGACGAGTTCGGTGACAGCCCATCATCGAATTATAAGCTAGCGCAGTATCGTTCACTTGATGACTTCAAGATGAATAAGCAAGAAGCATATTACGATATGCGTTTTTCTGGCATTCGTAATGACATCACTTGGTATCGTCCTGCTGATACAAGCGGCACCAAGAAGCCGATGTTCATTACCTCCGGTGCTATGGGCGAGAAAGGCGTTTACAGTAAAGAGTCAAACTGGGAACGCTTCTGTAAGACTACTTACTACTCAGATATTTCTGCTAATAAGGCTATCAGCGACTATCTTGAGCAAGGTGGTTTCTATTACATCAGAACGAAGGAAGAACTTCGTTGGTTTGCTGACCACGTCAATGAAGCAAACAACCGAGTAATCGGTGTTATCGGTGACGACATCAACGGCGTTATCCGTGGACAGATTGGTAAAGATGAAAAGTATCCGTTCCAAGGTATCTTTGACGGTAACGGACATACAGTCGCTGGCACTATCATTTGTGATAATGATGACAACGGTCTTGTAGGTGTTCTTGGACAAGACGGTATCGTAAGAAACTTCAAACTTCGTGAAGCAGAGAACGACGCAACGACACTTGTTTGTAACAAGCTCATCAACTTGAACCACATCAAGTCAGATGGACGAGATGTTAATGCTGGTATTCTTGTTGGTAGAAACTATGGACGAGTTGAAAACATTGATGGTTCTCAACTTAACAACTTTACGTTCTCAGGTTTCGTGCCTCAGGTTTATTCTGTCTCTAATAAGTCAGATGAATACACAGATTTCTCGACTATCCGTAAGAAGTATGACGATGGTGAAAACTTCTACTTCTTGAACTCTTGGTGTATTAACTCTCCGGGTAACATTTGCCCTTATGTAGGTTATTTCGCTGAAGGTCTTTATGCTCAGTATGGTGGTGGTTATAACACTAACGGACAATTTGCTTGTGTTGAAGCAGCTCCAAGACAGCGTGCTACTTACTACACAGGTTTGACTCCTGAGTCACTTGACCTTACTGAGAATGTAGCAGACATTGCTTACTTCATCAAGTACTTCGGCTCACGCGGTAAAGGCTACATTGACTCAATGTTAGCTGATGATACCTTTAAGAGAATTTACGAAAACGATAAATCTCGTTTGACTGTGTTTGATGACCCTTATGGACGAAACATGATTCTTATCATCGGTCAAGATGCAGTTAATGAAGATACTGGAGCTAAGACAAGATACTTCCTTGAAATTCACGGTACTGCTTTTGATAAGAAAGCAGGTATGGGCGAACGTCGCTATAAGTTCCGTGCTGGTAGAATGAATCTTTCAGTGCTTCCGTGGTTGATGATTGACGGCGCAGCATCATTTGATGCAAATGATATCACGCTTGAAGGCGTTACATTTGACCGCAACCCTGACGGCAGTATCAAATATGACGAACAAACTCATCAACCGATAATCATCATACAAGACAAAGATGAAGATGGTGACCCAGTTACTTTGGCATTTGATGATCTTCAACATGAAGACCCTGATGTCGATCCTGCCGTGATGGAAGACATTCAAAAAGAACTCGCTAAGAACAGAGAGTTCGGTTACTTCCTTGACCCAGACACTGAACAGCCGGTTGACTTGTTTAAAAAACTTGGACTTGGTGTAGATACTGAGGCTGGTGAAGATGCAACTCTTGAGTCGCATATCATTAACATGGCTATCGGTTTCTCTTGGAACAACGAATCTTATGACCAGCGCGTTGTCTTCAGATATGACAACACATGGATTAGAAGTTTAGGTTGGCAGTCTAAGATTTCTGATGTGGGTATCGGACTTGAAACTGACTACATTGTTGGCGAAGACGATATTAAGATTTTCACACAGGAAGGTACTCCTGCAAAGATCGTGTCAAAGAACTTCACAAACCTTGCATGGGAACCTAAGTACCGTGATTCTTCTACTCACTGCTGGGATAGAATGATTATCAACCTTGCTACTAACCCGCTTGGCTCAATGCAGTTAACTGCTAAGAACGCAGCTGGTGAAGAAAAAACATTTAAGTATTACTGGAATGAAGACTGGCTTAAGGTATGGTATGCCGGCGATCCGTCACAGAACTACCCAGGCTGGCAGGCAGTAAGCCCGGTCTATAAGTATTATTCTGAAGAGAAAGACAGATACATTCTTATCTCCGCACGAGACAATGACTTGGTAAGACAAAAGCCAGGTCTTAGTGAAAATGATATAGAGAAGAAGTATGGCCCTTGGTGGACTGAAAACTGCTGCCCGCTTGCAGCAATTCTTTCAATACCTAATCACGCACTTGGTGGCGCATTTAAGACTGATGACGATACTACAGGTTATGTAATCAGTGAAAAGATGTTGATTCGTTGCTTCCTTCAGAACATGACAGCGATGACGGAAGGTTTGATAGATACTGACCCAAGCTTCTGGCAGGATGATAAAGACTGGTCAGGCTGGTTAATCAATGATGAAGACGATAAGTCTACATTGAAGTCATTCTATGCAGCTAGAACATATGAATTGCCTGCTACACCAGAACATCCTGAGTCGCAGCTCGTAACGTATTGGCCAAAGGTAAGACATACCAATAAATGGTGTGACGTTACTATTAACGACGGTCACGTCAATGATATTGAAGGCTCTATTGACTTCTATTTGATTGACACAAAGAACTTGCACTATGCTCCAGTTACACACGCTGTGCCAAGACAAGGTCATGAAGACCTTCCTTGCCCAGCTGGAGTCGTTGCAGGTAGCGTATATGATACCGTAAGAGATGCTGGTTCAACCTTTGGTAAAATTCTCAGTAACTGGGCTAATAACAGAGGTTCATGGACAAATGTATTTGGTAGCGAACTTGAAGCAGCTACTTACTCAATGCATCATGTCGCTGAAATGTACATCAAGGATCCTCGTTATTACGGCCTTGACTTCAATGGCGACTTCACTACACAGGTAGTTAGAACTTCAAACTTTGCTTATGGCTACGGAACGCCTTACTTGAATTCATGGGGCTTCTCGCCAACACTTGGAATGAGCACAAACGTCATTCATTATAACTGGAATATTGAGAAGATGATGTTCAAGAACAACGAAACAATGAACGGATTCTTTACTGATTATGATGAAGGTGATATTAAGGACAAGAACATTAAGTATCTTGACCTTCCACATGCTGTTTATAATAAGCCACTTCGCATGGCTCACATGGCAAGAGCTGCTTATAACATCTCGCCAGTAGTTGGTGCTAATTATGGACATATTTCAAACGTCATCGTTAAGACAACAAGAAGAAACCGCGGTAACTTCGTTGGATTCTTGGGCGGTGTTGCTGGTAAGCAAGAAAGAGGTCTCGTTGAACATGTCTCTACTGACATCATTGATGAACCAACTTGGTATATGGAATATGCACAAGAACCTGTTGTAGACTTCTACAACCAAGAGCTTGCTAACGAACAGATTTCAGAGTATAAGTCAAAGATAGCGAACGACAACTTCCATGTTCGCTATAAGATGACGCCTATCATTCCTGGAGCAAAATCTTCAGCACTTCAAGAAATTGGTGCTAACCCAGCTGAAGACTCTAAGAAGTATCGTTACTACCCAGAAGATTCTGAGGATCTTGTTGATGAATCTCGTCTTTTGACAACATACGAGGATTGGGAGAACGCTACACAGGCTGAGATTGACCGCTTCACTGAATACTTGACTACTTTGAACAAGAGAGGCATCAGAGTTTACCGTATCACACAAGATGAAGGCTCTAGTATTAAGGAAACGAACTATAGCTTACAGCACCCAGACCTTTATCCTTACTTCACAGAGAACCCGAACTACGTAAACGACTATGCATTCTATCAGGAAGCAAAACCAATCATTGACTTCTGTTCAGAATGGTATGCAGATTGTGAAAATGCTACTACTATGCCGCTTGACGATGTGGTTACTTTCCGTCTTCGCCCGATCTTCAATGCGGGTGGTGTCTTTGGCCGTCTTATTCCGACGAACCAAAACGAAAACAAGATTGAACTTAAGACTAACCAAAAGTATAACATCGTTACATTCCGCGACATCAACACTAGCTATCAGTTGAATGATATTCATGACCCATCTTGTAACGAACATGTAAACGATGCTTACATCATTAACAAGGATGTGCATAACGCCTTCGGTTCATTCGCTGGTTTGCTTGACGTTCAGACTTCACAGCTTGGCAACAGATCATTGAATACAAGCCAGAAACTTCTTTCAATGCAGTCTGTCAACTCAGTTGGTAAGTTGAAAGAATACAGACCAAACAAGACTGATGAAAGTGACTTGAATATGTTTGGCTACATCTCTACACAGTTCAACGAAATTCCTTCTGTGCTTGCTACTGAAGGCCCTGGTAGAGATAAAGGCGGTGACTGGACAGGACCAGACACTTATACAACATGGGCTATTGATGTTCCTATGCCAATGTATAGAGATTTGGCCTTGTCTGATTATGACCCTCATTATGCTCCTATCGGTAACTCGTTCGCAGCATTCTATGGATGGGATAATGATACTATTCCAGATTATGGTCAGACATTATTAACTGCTAAAAACAACCAAAAGATTTCAAAGGAAGATATTCAGATTTATATCAAGACTGAAGTTCTTGGTGATATCTTTGACTTCAACGGCGTTTCGATGAATAGCCAAGTAATTGGTGACTTCTCTAACAACATTGACATCTATAAGACCAAGAAGAACTTCCAGTCGGTTGATTCTATCTTCGGTTCATACTTGTCATTCATTCCTAACTTTGCTAGAACAACTCAAATGCAGAAAGATAACCTTAATAAGTTGAAGACAGCGCAGTATTCATCAAATCTTGCTCAAACTTTCGCAAATCAAGAGTTGCTTAACCAGTCTTCTCCTTCAAGAATCTATTACAGAGACACCGTAGACTGGACACGCCGTGATGCTGGCGCTGCAGGACAGGCAGTACCTATTCAAGAATCTTATTCAACTACACTTGACATTGACAAGTTGGCAGATAAGGTGGTATTTGAAGGCAAGACAAACCCTGAAGACCTTTACTTCAGCTATACTTACTCAGCCGCAAGCGCATTCTTGACTGACTTCACATTCCGTCATCAAGTTCAGTTCACTTCTGCTGTTAAGCAAGACGATAATAGAAGAATTTCTGATACACGCAAGGCAGTTTACGGTTACGCATTCCGTGATGACTTGACTAACTCTGCTGACGGCTTCAAGTATAACAATAACTACTTGCATATCGGTAACTCTGTTTCACCAAGACATATTCGTGAGACACTTTTGCATAACACTTCGTTCACTACTTCTGCAGTTTCTGCTGCGATGTTTAGAAATAACGAGATTGTTCCTGCAGATGATGCTCACCAGTTTGGTGGTATTCTTGTTACTGACTCGCAAGACCGAAATGTAATGTTTATAGATAATACAAATGGCGCCCAGCTCGACAATGTATCTTATAACATCGAGACGCCTGCTATAAATTATGGAAACACAAACGGTGGTCTGTTGATGGAGGTTAACTAATGGCAGATTTTTCTGCTGCTAACAGAAAGATGGTCTTCAATGCCTATCGCTATGCTTTAGGCACAGGCCAGATATCTGGCTTTAACAACAATAACATCGTTTTGTCTTGGGTCATTCATGACATTCCGACTATCACCGGCATAAAGGGCTGGTTTGATGTTAATGCTCTTGACCCAAACCTTCGTTATCGTGACTTTATGGAATTGCCACAGGCAACTGTTCAGTTAGCAGATACTTATTTAAGATCAGTCAAGACTACTTCAGTTGATAAAGATACGGAAGCACTTCCTGAATACACATATCAGAACATGTGTCACACACCGGCATCTGCTTACCTGTTTACGAAGGGTCTTGAACGATATGTTTCAGCATGTCCAGTAACAAAATCTTATGATTATCGTGGGCCTTCAACATCTGGCCGTCACTTTGACTCCATCGTTCAAGAATATGACTTGAATAACGAATATGAGCAAGGTTCTTATTATCGTTTGAACATTCCAGAAGACGATATCATCGAGTCTCGCATTACACAGACTTGCGATGATGTCAATTTCAAAGATGATGATGAAAAGAAAGCAAACCGTAATCGTTACTACAACAGTATCTCTGCAAATTACACGGGATATAAAGGAAGAAACGAAAACATTCTTGCTGTCGGCGCAGTTGGTTACTTGTTGTCTTGGAAAGGACAGAATATGCAGATACCTGATATGATTCCTATCGCATATTATCAGTTCCCTAAGCCGGTAAGATCGAGTTTTGACCAAATTAACATTAAATGGAATGTCAACGGATTTATTGAGGCGGAGTAAGTATGGCAAATGAAAAGTATCCTTGGCTCTGCAACACAATTAGAGACGATTATGAATGTACTTCGCCAAATGTGAAGAACATCGTTTCAGAAGACGAAGCGTATGAAGCCCAAGCTTACACAACAGAGGCTTATGGCAAGTTTGGACTTAAGTTCACATACTACAAGATCAGTCACCAGTTTGAAAATGACGGAGAATGGTCAGGCGATAAACTTTATGGCGAAGATACTTTGCAGTATGTTGAAAGAGCTTTCTATTTCAAAGGCTATACTGACAAGATTCCGCCCAATGTTCTGAACTACCAACTTCAGGGTATCTGGGGCGCAGACATTCTAGAGATTTTCGTAGGCAGAGCTGCTTTCCAGTATTGGTCAACTTATGGTGGCAAAACAAGAAATGATCCTGAGCAGCATGACGCCTTTGAACCAAGAATTGGCGATGTTGTGTATCTTGAACCAAACAAGACATTCTACGAAATTGCAGATGTCAAGTACTATAACACTGCCTTTGGACTTCAGTCACAGACTTATGACTTGACAATGCGAGTCTATAAGGACTGCAAATTTTCTATTCCGACTGACGGGTATAAAGGCATAGAACTTGACCCGACACTTTCCGACCCTACGGACCCAATTTATGATGTCGCTACTAATGGTTTCCATAAAGAACATAACACAAATGACCCATTGAAACTTAACGACAAATTCAGAGATATTGAGAAGTCAGAAAACGCTGCCTTAATGGACCCGCTTTACAGGAAAAAATCTGATAAAGTGTCATTTGACCCATTTGAGGGTTGGAAATAGACGTTTTCCGGGTCAAAAACGGCAATTTTATTACACAAATTTCACAAAAACACGCGAGATTCCCACGAATCTCGCTATTCTGTATAATTGACCGTCTGTAAGAATCTCGTGATTTATTACACTTTTTCATATTTTTGTGATTTTTCTATTGACGGATTCCTTGAAAGTTGTTATTTTTACTACGTAAACAAAACAAAACAACAAGGAATAACAAAAATGAAAAACAAGGATTTTCAAAAGCCGGAATTGGGTGATTTTTCAAACCTTGGCCCCATCAACCTTGACCACGGGGAAGCGAAAACTCCGTTCATCAAGAAAATCGCTGAGGAACATGGCATTCCTTGTGTTGATGTCGCTCTGGCGGATTTTGACAAGAATTTGTCGCCTTTCGCCCCGGACCGCAATGAACCCGTTTGTATCTTCCTTGACGAAATCACTATCAAGTAGGAGTTGAATATGCACTTTGGAACTTGCGCCGCTTGTGGCTGCCGATCATCGAAATGTTGTTATGTTGACGAAATCGCTGACAACGGGTATGATGAAAGAGTTCAACAAGATTATGAAGAAAGAAACTATCGCAGTTTTGACAACATTTGCTCTGACTGCTTAGACGAGACAGAAAGTCTTCTTTCTGAGGATTGATAATGACTAAGCACTTTGATGACACTTACAAAAACGCTTATCAAAAAGAGCGTCCGTCGCACGAGGACTTTATCCTCTTCTACAAGGGTAAGAAAGGCTACCGCGACTGGGCTATGGACTACAAGACTTGGAAGAACCATGGCCTGCAGGTCGGTGAATATGAAGAGTATGCCTATCTTGACTTGCACAAATGCGAAATTATTGACATCAAAGCGCGAGAAATTTGTCAAGACCTTGAAATGGACAGAGACTATATCGTCTTTCTCACCACATCTGATGGTGAAAGATATGCGACTGTCCGCTCAACTTCCGCTTGCGGCAAGTATTTCTGTGACCCTTCAACCGTTGCTTACATTCCAATGAGGAACTTCTATGGCTAAAATCACTGACATTAAAGATGTAAAGAACGCATTCATCAACTTGATTGAAACTTCCCCGAAAATGCGTCTTCGTTCCCTTGAGATTCTTGCCCGTCGTCAGACAGACAGCGAATACATTGATGAAATGACCCACGTCTTCAACAATAAAGGTTTTAACCACGCTGATGCGAAGGTTTTGACTTCTATTGCCAAGTATGCTAAGAAACATGGCGGCGTCACTCCGAAACAAGACAAACTTCTTTCTCACCGACTTAAGAAATATGCGTCTCAGCTTGTCCGAGTCGCTGTTGAAAACGGTTCCGTTAAGAAAGTCGGCGACGAATACGCTTGGGGTGCCCAACTTAAGGCTCTTTCCCGTAAAAATATCACAAAGCAAGAAATTGCTCAAGCAACCTCTGATTGGAAGGTGTAAAATGGCAAGAAAGAAGAAAGAACTCCCAAAGAACATTGGCCTTGTCTTTGTTGAACGCACTTTGAAACTCAAAAAGTTGAGAGCTCGCTTTCATACTGAAGAAGAAGCACA